AGAGTTGCTTTTACTTTTTCTAATTCATCTAACTTCCAATACTCAGGCCACACGGGTTTAGCTATCTTTGATCCTTGATCCATGATTGCTGGAAACTCGACCACGTGCCATTGATCAGCTTTAGCCTCTGTTTGATTTTTAACAAGCATACCCGTTAGATCTTTTGTACTCCATCTAGTCATAACCAAAACTATTTTACCACCAGGCTGCAAACGTTGACGAGGTCCTGATGTATACCACTCATAGGCTGACTCTAATGCGACCTTGGACATTGCATCTTGCTCACTATGTGGGTCATCAATAATTAATAGATCTGCACCACGTCCAGTGATCGCACCACCAACACCAGCTGCGAAGTATTCACCACCTTGTGCCGTCTCCCAACGTCCCGCTGCTTTAGAATCTTCTTGAAGTGTCGTCTTAAATATTTTTGCATAGTCTTCGCTATCAATTAGGTTCTTGGCTTTTCGACCAAATCTGATTGCTAGTTCTCCAGTGTGAGTTGCTTGAATAATCTTGAGCTTCGGCTCACGGCCCACCATCCAAGCAGGAAGTAAGTATGAGGCAAACTCCGACTTGGTATGTCTGGGGGGCATGTTGATTATCAAACGATTTATCTCACCGTTTGCTAATTTGTTAAATTTGTCAGAAATGTGTCTGTGATGGGATCCCTCTACAAAGTCCGGCCACACACATTTTACAAAACTTAAAAAATCATTCTTAGCTTTGTTCTGTATCTTTTTTTCGGCATACATAACCTTTAGCTGCAAGAATTGTTTTCTAACATCTGAGGGTAATTTGCTTATATCTACTGTATCTAAATTCATTTAAAATTTTGCAAAATTTTTTTAGGGTTACTATACCTAATGAAAACGTTTTTACCAACCCTAACAATCTAAGTCTTAGCTATAGCTAGATATATTAGGATCCCTTTTTACGAAAAAGGGGGGATAGTGTTAAATCTTTTTTGGTTTTTGTCTTTTGTTTAGGATCCCTTAGCCAAGAACCACGAACCAAGAACCTTAATTTATTACTAATGATAACTTATGACTATCAATAGTAATGACCGATAAATTAAAGTTATCGGAAATTATAAAGAATTAAAAACTTTTTTAATATCTTCATATCCTTGAGCCAATGGCTTTAATTTAAAACCCACGTTTGATAGTTCTCGAACCATTGACCCTTCAAAAAGTTTCGGGGATCTCGAACCTTGCCCCTTAACACAGATGAAAGTATTCTTTGGGTGTCTAATATGAAAAGCAATTTGATGAGGGGAGAACGTAACCTTGTTACCCCTTGCAACTTTCAACTCTACTGTGAAAAAGGTGTTATTATCATTGTAAGCCAATAAATCAGCAACCCCAAGTAAGACAGAATTTTCAAGTCTAATCCAACTAATTTGAGGAATATTCTTTTTGATTTCGTGATAAAATTTACTTTCATTCTTCATTATTATTTAGAGTAACATCTACATTTAAAGCTCTACAATTTCAAGTTGAAAATACTACATCTTGTGCCTAAAATCCGGGAACCCCAGGATATTGTGGTTTCTAAAAAATAATTTAATATTTTCTTGATTGCTTTTTATTATCCTATAAAGTCCATCAAAAGGAGAAATAAAAAATGATAAATAAAGACAGAATGAAGATAATAAATAATATTGATGTTAATTATCGAGATCTCGAAGATTTTGATAATCAATTTCAAGTAATGAAATTTGTTTTAAATTGTTTGAGTGATAAACAACTTGAAACAACAAAACAATTAATCAAAGTTATTAAGAAAGGAGAAAAACAAAATGACTAAACTACATCACACAGAATATAAAAAAAATTATAAAAATTATATTCTGTCAACAATAGATGACAATGGGTGGGGAAAACCATTAACAACAGATCAAGAAAAGATTAATTATATTTTTGATCGTTTTAATTCTGAATATGGTTTTATGATCGAGAGAGTTGGAAAACAGAAAGCAATGGCAGAGTGGTTGAGTGGCTTGGCTTTAAGTATTGAATATATGAATGATGATATTGTAAAATTAGCGATTGAAATGGGATCTATTGATGAGAACCCAAGCGAAAAGTTAAAAGCTAAAGTTATTGATAATTATTGGTCTTTTATGGCTAATGTTATTTTATGGTTTGAACCAAAAGAAAGGAAACAATAATGAACAAAAAACAAATTAAAAGATTTGCGAGTTTTTTAGTGAAAAAGACAAAAGGTCTTTTTCACTATGAGGAGGACACTTGGGAACAATTTTTTTCAAAAAGACAAGTTGTCAAGCATAACAAAAAATTATCAATTTGTATGAAAGACAAAAATTATCAATTTTTTTGTGATTGTCTTTTTAATGCTTTTGATAACTTAAAAAAGAAAGGATAAAATAAAATGGGATATACAAACTATTGGACACAGAAAAAACCTTTTAATAATAGTCAATGGAATATTATTAAAAAGGAATACGACTACATCAAAGAAAATTTTTCAGATGATGATGGAATAATAGAAGACCAAACAGAAAAATCAGATGAAATTATTTTTAATGGTAAATCAAAAAATAATCTAGATCATGAAACTTTTGTTTTAACAAAAGATTTTAGAAAACCCTTTTATAATGGGGATGATGTAAAATTTAATTTTTGTAAAACTGCAAGAAAGCCGTATGATCTCGCAGTTTGGCATTTGTTAACATTTGTTAAAATGATTGCCCCCAATTCAATCGATATAAAACGAGATGGGTGGTATAATGGAAGAAAGGATAAAAGAAAATGGATAAATCAATAAAAATAGAAAATGCAAACAATGAAAAAATGTATCTTTGTAGTTGGAATGATGGAGATATTGTCGAGGTACACACAGAAAAAACATTAAGGAAAGAATATCAAGGAACTAATTTGTTCGATAAGGAAGAGGGCAAGTTAGTTAATGATGCAATGTTTAATTGGTGTACTTTGATACCTACAAAGGCATATGACAAGGCAAGATCATTGGACGAGGTTTTTAAAAAGTTTAATGATGAGGAAAATTATTCTTTTGTCGGTTACACTTGGCGATTGGATAATTGCACAATAGAAAGGATAAAATAAAATGGCAAAAAATATATTAGTTAAGTTTGAAATGACTATCGGAGATTATGAACATAGCGATCAATATATTTTCGATAAAGAAATGACAGAATATCAATATTGCAAAAAATTTTGGAATTTATCCAAAAAAAATAGTAATGGATTGAAGACAAATGTTTTTTGGGATGATTGGGAAATGAACGCAATTAGTGTTCATTCAATTTCTGAAATTTCAAAACAAGATGCAGAAACATTAAAAAGATTAAGAGTTGCTTAATAAATAGAAAGGATAAAATAAAATGGAAAAAGTTAGTATGAAAGAACATTATCAAACTAAATTAATTTTTAATTTTGATTTGGATCAATACAATGCAATTGAAAAAATAGATAAATCCTTTGTAGGAACTAAACATTATATGGGTTTGGCTTACTTTTGGGATCACGAGGTAAAGCATTGGTTACGAGATGCAACTGTATATCAAAGAGTTAAGGTACATAAATTGTTTATGGCTAATAAAATACCTTTTAATGAAAAACAAAGATATTTTATATCAAATAAATTAGCTGAAAAAATATGTATGAAAGTATGCAAATAAATACTAGATGTTGTGTCCGAGCTCTTGGACACAACTCCTGGTAGTGTTGAAAAATAATGCTTGATAATATAATTTATAGGACTATAAATGATAAAAAAACAAAAAGGAGAAAGTATGAAAAATAAAAAAATAGGAGTTGGCTTTCATTCAGTTGCTAATGATGTTTATGAAAGTTATGACAAAGGAGAAGAACCAAAAGAAAAAGACCTTAAAGAACTTTACGAATTAAGTATAGAATTTGTAAAAGACTATGAGGAAAGAGAAGAAACAAATAATATAAATTCTAAACTTTTAGAACTACAACAAAAATTAAGGAATGTAGAACTTGCAATAGATTTATATGAAAAAGATTTATATAAAATAGATAAAAGATTAGAAAAAATAGAAAACGAGGGGGAAGAATGTATACAAGAGAAAGAATAAAAGAAGTAGTTGAAGAGTGTTTACAATATTACACTATGGGAGATAACAAAACAGACAAAGAAGAAAAAGAAAATTTTGTTGAAAGTGTAATGATGGAATTAGATAATTCTAATACGATCTTGATAGGAGAGGAGAAAAAATGAAAACATATAAAATAACAAGAATAGAAACAATAAAAGAAGAGGCAATCGTCAAAGCAAAAAATGAAGAAGATGCAATAAATATGTTTGAAGATGAAAAAAATGAAGATCCAATTATTTTATCGACAGATACTAATGTTGAAGAACAATGAAAAAAAATTTACCAACTCAAGATAGTGTAAAAAGGCTTATGGAACAAACTTTGAGAAATATCTTGAGTTGTGTAGGTGGAGTGTACTATAATAAATATAAGTTAAGATTAGAAAGAAAGAAAAAAAGAAAAGAGATAAAATGAAAAAAAGAAAAATAGAATGTGTAGTATGGGAAAATAATATTAAAAGTATTAAAAAAGCGATAGCTAAAAAAAATAAATTAGAAAATCAAGGTTATATTTTAAAGAAAAATACTATGACTATTGGCAATGTATTAATATATATTAATTATAAATATAGAAAGGAGATAAAATGATAGACTATAATTTAATATTGTATATCGGTCTTTTCTTGTTGGTATTCGGATTTATCTTGTTTGTGGTGTCAGAGATAAGGATAAGACAGATAGATAAGGAGTTGTTCAGACAAGAACAATTACATAAATCGTTTATGAAAGCAAAAAAGGAGGGAAGATGAATATATTAGAGTTAATTGGAGTAATATTTTTATTTTTTTTAATTGTAGTTGGGTCAATTATATTCTTAATATCAGAAGTAATGACAAAGAAAGTTAAAAAAGAATTTTCTAAATTTAGAGGGCAAGATGAAAATAGATCATAAAAAAGTAGAAAAATTAAAATCTTTCAATGGTGTTAAGTTACGAGGAAACGAAACCTTTGACGAGTTACTTGCTATCGAAAAAAAGAATATGTTGAAAGGCACAATTATTTGTAAGGCTAAAAAGTGTAATAACTACTTATACAAAAATCAAAGCCAAATTAATCCACAGTATTGTTTGGAATGTATTTAGAAAGGAGGGAAAATGGCAGAAAATAAAATTTTTACAGATGCTGAAATTTTAAAAGCATTAAATAATATTAAAGATATTATTGAGTCACAAAGAGAATTAAATAAAATTATCGATAAAAGACTTAAAAATTTAGAAAAATTTACTTTGGAAAGAAAGTAAAGTTATTAGGGGGTGTTTCGCTCCTACACCCCTAATAATCCCTAATATATCCTGGAGGTAAAATTAATTTTTCTTCTCGATTTGGTTTTAAAACAACACGTAAGGAGGTATCCATAGGGTTATTACTTTGATGAACCTCTATTCTTTTAATCTCTTCTAAATAACCTTTTTTAGTCATAATATAGATTTTCGCATCACTAACTGCATTACCTCTTCTACCATTTTGCCCCTCAGTAAATTTTTCTAAATATTCTTGTAAATGTTTGACGTACATTATTTTTTATTAATTATTTCCGTAAGCTCAGTTATTACTTTTTTATAACCATCAACTAAATTTTGTAACTGTATAACTTTTGATTTATATTTCTTTAATTCAAAAATTTCTTCTTTTTGCATTTTAATTATTGTTTTATACCCCTCTACAACATCGTCTTTCATATATTGACTTTATATTTAAGTTACCTTAAAAAGTCAACTATGGGTGTTCCAAAGAGATTAACAGAGATGCAACAAAGATTTGCTGAATTTTTAGTGTTCGGAGATGAAAATGGTCCAATGACTAAAACTGAGGCGGCACTTCGGGCAGGTTATTCTCCAAAAAGAGCTAGACAAGAGGGATCTGAGCTTACCAATCCAAAACTTTCTCCACTTGTGGTAAAACATATTGGAGAACTAAAAGAAGAAAGATTAAAAAAACATGAAGTTACTTATGATGGCCATATATCTGAACTTGCAAGATTACGAGAGGCAGCACTTAAGAAAGGGTCTTTTTCATCGGCAGTTAATGCAGAAACAAATAGAGGAAAAGCTGCCGGTCTATATATTGATAGAAAAATAATTAAAACAGGTAAATTAGAAGATATGTCAGAACAAGAGTTGGAAGCAAAGATGAAACAAATTTTAGATGATTACTCACAAATAATAGATGTAACACCAACTAAAGCTTCTGAATCTTCTTCACCCAAGCTCGTGGGATCATCGTCCGATCCCCAAAAGTAATACCATCATCATCTTGGTCGTAAGATGCAAACAATTTTATAGATTTATTATCTTTAGAATATAACCAACCCTCATTTACAGGTCTTGCTAATTTCATTCTATCAAACTCTTTTTCAGTTGCCCAGCCAGAGTCACTGACACAATCAATCCACTCCACTCTGACTTTCGGATAAGGTATATCGGGAGAGCTTTCAGTTGCAATTCTTTTTCGTCTTTTCCTAGGCATGTATAGGTTTATATCACAGATTGATTTATTTAAAATATGCTTCGCGTACGCGATAGCGATTTTGTATTAGTACATATTAATATGTACCAAAAAA